GCGTAGTCAATGACCTCAAAGTTTGCCTTACGTAAGGCTTCTACGATGTCGGTGTGGTTGTTGTCTCGACGTTTGGCGTAGCGCATACGCCGATTATGCCGGTTTGCACCTAGCCTTCAACTTCGTCACGCCGGGTTCGCCCCACAGTTCCCGCACCATGCCTCGAACGTGCGGGTCGCCGTATGCCTCAGTGGCATCGTCCAACGACCGCAGGATGTCGCCTACGTAGTTCTTAAGCCACGAGGTGCGCTCTGCACGCTGCTGCCAGTCGCCTACGCCGATCCGAGCAAGGTACGCATCGGCTAACCGCAGTTTGCCAAACGGCGTGTGTTTGACGCTTTCCCAATAGCGCACATTGGCTTGTGACGCCCACGATATGTCGGTGCTATTCGTAACTGGATTATTCATTGACCTTCAGCACGCATTGAATTTGGTACAGGCGCAACGCAGGAATCTTGTCTTCCTTGAACCAGCGCAGCACAGCCTGCCGGGTTACGCCCAACGCCCGAGCAATCTCGCTCTGGGAGCCATAAATCTTCAGTAGTTGTTTCGGTGTCATAGATTGCACAGTAACAGGTGTTGACATGATCGTCAACGGGAGTATACTGCACTTCGGGGATTGGCCCCGATGGAGAAAGACATGGAAAACGATTATCAAATCTTGGCCGAGCAGGAACGCGACCGACTCATGGAGTTGCACTGCCGCGCCGAACACGCCGCCTTCAACGTCATCGAAGGCTTAAACGAACTCAACCGCATCGAAGCCGAAGGCGCTTTCAAACTGCACCAAGCGTTTGCCGAGTGCATTGCTGCGATTGACGCCGCATCGGCCAAACTGAGGAACCCGCAATGAAGGTCTACGAGAAGATTGCCGCTGTCACCGCCGAACTATCCAAGATCGGCATCAGCAAAGACAGCAAGAACCAGTCGCAGGGCTACGCGTTCCGTGGCATTGACGCTGTGTACGGTGCGCTCTCGCCGCTGCTGTCAAAGCACGGCCTGTGCATCTTGCCTCGCGTGACTGACCGACAGGTTATTGAGCGCCAGAACCGCCAAGGCACGGCGCTGTTCTACGTCACGCTGACCGTAGAGTTTGATTTCGTAGCCGCCGAAGACGGTAGCAAGCACACGGTCATTACCGTAGGCGAGGCGATGGACTCGGGCGATAAGGCCAGTAACAAAGCCATGTCTGCCGCTTACAAGTACGCCGCCTTTCAAGCGTTCTGCATCCCGACTGAAGGCGACAACGATGCTGACTCACAGACGCATGAAGTCGCCGCAGCCACGACCGACCCTGCCGTTGAGGCGGCAGTACAACTAGCAGCCACTATCGAGGAGTTAAACGGAATATGGAAAAGTCTAAACGCAAGCGAGCGAAAGGTGCATCTGAGCCTGTTCAGCGAAAAGAAAAGCAAGTTGGCCTCAAATTGAAAGAGCAGCGACTTGTGAAACAAATACTAAGCGATGTGGAGACATACATCGTGGCTTGGTCTCTGACAAACACCATTCAAACGATGGATGACATGATTGCAGAGCGCGAGGCTGGCGCATGTCCCAACGGGTTCTTTGAGAAGAACAAAGCGAAAGACATTCGCGTGATGAAAGACCACCGCGATGCCGCCAAAATCATTCTGAAATGGTATGAGGTGCCAGAGTTATGAGTTACCCCATCATTGAATTAGAGCGGTGGGAATACGACTTGGTAAACCTTGTCGGCGCTCGACGATGTTCAGCGCGATGGGATAGCCAAGACGCCCTGCATTACGACCCGAAGCGCATGGAAGATGACCGCACGGCACAGGTGGCCGCTTGTGCGGCAGAGTTAGCCGTAGCCAAGTACACCAATCGTTATTGGCACGCTCACGTATGGGATGCCCGCGATCACCAACTCTATAAGGATTGGCCGGACGTTGGCAGAAACATTGAGGTTCGCCGCGTGCGAACCAGTAACACTGCCGCTGTGCGCCAGCATCAAGTTGGCAAAGGCTTGGTGTTGTTCGTCGCCAAACCCGTCATGCCAGAAATACGCGCTGTAGAGATTTTGGGTTGGTTGCCGCATGACTTGGCATGGGAGAAGGCGACACCTTCAGATTATTCCGAAACCACACGAGTTATTTCCCCTCAACACCTACGATTGGAAAAGTATCCGTGAAGTTATGAAAACTTACACCAAACCGTCGCGTTACAACCCTGGCATTACGTTTGAGCAGTACAAAGTGCTGCGTGAACGTAGAGCCAAAGCGAAGGCTAATAAGAAGCGTATCAATTACAGACCGCTGGCTGATGAGTGGGGGCTGAAGCCTATGCACATGGCCTCCGCCCTGCATCGAGGGATAAAGCAGTACGACTATCTGCTCTGGAAGCAAGGTGAACTGCAATGACTCCCTATTACGCGCTGATGTCGGATTACGAAATCATCGGTCACACAATGGCGATCCCTGACTCGTCGGAACTATCGCAAGCGTTGGCCGAGAAGTTGAAGCGCGTACTGGAGCAGCGGGATCAAGCACTAGACCAAGTGCTTGCGCTGACTGAAAAGGCTGTTCGATTGGAACGAGAGTGTCGAGAACTTAAACGTCTCATGGAGACAGGAGAAGAGTGATGGAGCAAAGGACAACAGAATGGCACGCCGCCAGGTTGGGCAAGGTGACTGCCTCGAAGGTGGCTGACGTAGTGGCACGCACGAGAACCGGCTACGCCGCGACTCGTAACAACTACATGGCACAACTGGTATGCGAACGACTGACCGGCAAGCCGACCGAAGGGTTTAGCAATGCCGCGATGGAATGGGGCGTTGAGCAGGAAGGGGCAGCCCGTGACGCTTACAGCGCCAAAGTGGGCGAACTTGTTACTGAGGTGGGGTTTATCAATCACCCTGCAATCGAGATGGCAGGCGCTAGCCCTGACGGATTGGTGGGCGTGAATGGCTGCGTCGAGATCAAGTGCCCGTCTACGGCTACGCACATCGAGTACCTCTTTGAGCGTGACCCGCCGCAGAAATATTTTTATCAGATGCAATGGCAGATGGCTTGCACGGGTACGGACTGGTGCGATTGGGTTTCATACGATCCGAGGATGCCCGAGGAGTTACAACTGTTGGTAGTGCGTATCCCTCGGGATACAGATTGCATTACGCTTTTGGAAAAAGAGGTAAAGGATTTTTTGGTCGAGTTGGATGCTAAAGTTTCTAAATTGAAGGAGATGACTCTGTGAACTATGACAACACTAACCGTGGCGTGCTGTTCCCGAATGACAAGAAGGGCAACGAAAAGCGCCCAGACTTTACCGGCGACCTGAACGTCGGCGGCGTGGAATACAAACTGTCTGCCTGGAAGAAGTCCTCGAAAGCCGGTAACAATTTTTTGTCTATTAGCGTCCAGTTAAAGGAAGGCCAACAGATGCCGCAGAAGGCACCGCCTGCCGGTACGTTGACCGAGGACAACTGGTCAAAGGCTGACCTTAACGATCCGTTGGGCTTCTAATGATTAGCGAAGAAAGAGCCGAGAAAGCGCTGCGGTACCTCGTCGATACAGACGAGCCGTGTGCGCTGGCAAAGGCTGAGATGGAGCGTGCTGAGTATGGCTGGAAGGCGACCCGTGAGGCCGTCTTCACTCATGCCGAGGGTACGGTGGCGGAGCGGCAAGCGATTGCCGCGACCCACCACGCCACTAAGGAAGCGCATGAGCGATACTGTGCGGCTGTGGCGCTGTACTCGAAGATGGCGAATAAGCGCGAGACAGAGCGCATCGTCCTCGACACTTGGCGAACCATCTCGGCAAACCGACGAATGGGCAGTCCATAAAAAAAGCCCCACCGAAGTGGGGCTAAGGACTCTCTAGGAGAATTACACGGAGAATCAAGCAATGCTCCGTGAGAATAGCAGACCAGTGGGGTAATGCAATGGATGAATACGAAAGTCTCGCGGATGGTGATGTATCGCAGTTGGCACCGGCCGACTGGTTTAAACGATTCGTTTACGTTGCCGAAGGCGACCTGTTTTTCGATGTGAAGACGCATCAGGACTATTCCCGGCAGACGTTTAACGCCCTGTTTCGGGGTACGCCGTGTTACTCCGTACACAACAAGGCTAGACGCATTGAGGCGGCTACGTTCTTCGATGAGAACCGGGCTGCGATGGGTAGTTACGTCGCTAACGCCCTGACGTATGCGCCGGGTGAAACTGAGTTGCTGAAGAAAGCCGGGGTGGGCTACGTCAACAAGTGGAAAGACTCAAGGCCAGCCGCACAGAGCGCGGATGTCTCGCTGTGGCTAAACCACTTGCATCGGATGATTCCGACCGACTTCGAGCGCGAGCATGTGCTGAACGTGATGGCCTACAAGCGCCAGAACCCACAGCGCAAGATTAACCACGCCGTGCTGCATACGGGCTTGCCGGGTGGCGGTAAAGACACGCTCTGGGCGCCTTTCCTGTGGTCTATTGGCGGCGGTTCGCTGAAAAACATAGCCGTGGCTAGGGCTGAAGAGGTCGCTGGCTCGTGGGGCTATACCTACGAGTCCGAGGTGATCGTGCTAAACGAGATCCGATACCGCAAGGGCGATGACCGCAGGGCGATGGAGAACAACCTGAAGCCCGTGATCGCTGCGCCGCCTGAATTGCTGCTGGTAAACAAGAAACAGCAGCATCCGTACTATGTGGTCAACCGTATCTTCGTGCTGGCGTTCAGCAATGACCGAGCGCCTATTACGATTCCGGCTGACGATAGGCGCTGGTTCGTCATCTGGTCGCAAGCGCCACGCCTACCGGACGACGAAGCCGCACGGCTGTGGGATTGGTACGGCAAGGGTGGGTTCGAGGCTGTGGCGGGTTACCTCGATGCGCGGGACGTTAGCGCGTTCAACCCCGGAGCCGTGCCGCCACTGACTGACGCGAAATTGGCGATGGTTGATCTTGGCATGAGCGGCGGCGAGGCTTTCATCGCTGACATGGTGCGGCAACGTCGCGGAGTGTTCGCCAGAGGCGTTATAGGCTCTCCGTGGTCGGAGGTGCTGTCTGGTATTGCCGCAGGTACGGACGGCCATAAACCGTCTCGTGAGACGTTATTTGTCGCCCTGCGGGAGAGCGGCTGGAAGGATATTGGCCGGGTAATGAGCCGCGAATATCAGACGCCGAAACACTTGTGGGTGGCTCCCGAGTTAGCAGACCGCAGCAAGTCAGACATCCGGGCGATGGTCGAGGGTAAGCCCGACCTTCAAATGGTGAAATGAGAGAGGGGGCGCGAAGCCCCCTCCGTTAATCGTCGAACAATATCGACGCGAATACCGTCAAGGCGACGGCTATCAGGAATCCCGCCATAGTGTCGCCCTCGCCGTGTCAATACACCTGCCCAGATATGTCACCCAATATCGACGGGTGCAACGGGTCAGCCGTGGGTAAGATGGGGTCATCCCCCATCGTTCATGAAACTCGGTCACGGTCGCCCCTCCAATGCTCGGCGCACTTCCTCGACGAAAGGCGCGAGTTCCCTAACCGTCAAGTCGTCGTCCCATGCGCTGATAAACGCCCGCACAGCCGTCTGGAGCCGCGCAGGGTTAGGGGGTGCGCGGTAGGTCAGGGGTGTGCTGCCGTCTGTGAAGAGCGCTTCTAGTTCTGCGATGGTTGGAAAGTGTGGTTTTTCCATAAGTCACCAATAGTTGGACAATGGGTGCTGTGCGCGGCTAGAGCGGACGTTAGGCGGTGGCACCTCGCGCCAGTCGATCAAGCCACGGCCAAACCACCTAGTCAGTTTGCGCCAAAGTTTATAACGAGACATAAGGCCTCCGCAGGAAATAACGGGCATATCGTTTGCCGTTGGTTGTCTCCGTTTTGCACTCAATGTCTAGCCCCTCTCGCCTTAATTCGGCAATCCGAGCGGCAAGCCTGAAACATCCATAATCCTGCAAGGCATCGAGCGGGGTGAGCGACCGCCCTAGAATCAGGGCGGCGCGTATCTGGTCATTCTGCGACATCGGCAGGATCTCCTATGTTGACTTCCTCGACATCCCAATCCAGTTCGCTGTGGACGGTATAGCCAGCCTTCACGATTTGCAGAGCGATCTCGGCAGCGTCGTCTTCGTCTCTGGCCTGTACGCTCACAATCTCCTGAATGGATGCGAATAGCACCACGTCATACGTTTTCATGCGGCCTCCTGCGCGTCGCCGATGGTGGTCTCGTATTCAAGCAGCAAGTCAGAATCGCTCATGTTGTCAAAGCCGACAAAGCCGAATTGCAGATAGTCGCCTAGCAAGCCTGTGTCGCCTCGCAGGGCGGCTTCGTAGATGTACTGGACGGCTTCAAGCGTCAAAGCCTCAATCATTTGCTCTCGCGTCATAACGCCTCCCCGGTAGCCTTTGAGATTGCAGAACGGATGGCCTTAACGTCACGTTGGACGACTCCGGCTTTGAAGCAAGCCAACTGCTCGGGATTGTCCAATACGTCCTCAACGTAAGGCAGGGCAAGTAGTAACGCCTCCAGAAGATCAGGCGCGGCAGAGAGTAGATCGCCCGTGTACTTACCACGCGCTCCGATAACTTCGATTTTCATGCGGCCTCCATTTTCTTTTTAACGTCTTCGATAAAGTCCTCAGCGTGTACCACCCCGAGATGGTCGAACGCCTCGTCGTCGTCGTCCCACGTTTCCACCGCTATCTCGTGGGCTTCCTCGGCTGTAGCGGCTTCGACTTCTAACTGATAGGCGTGATGCTCTACACGGCAGAGCGTGACCGTAAAGCGGTTCATGCGGCCTCCTGCTTGATGGCGTCCAACATATGCTCGGCAATCTCTCGCCAATTAACGTCCGACAGGAAAGCGCGGGCATAGTCAGCGGCTAACCCCTCGACGGTAGCGCACTCGAACAACACTTGGTCAGCGTAGTCAGACAGGCCGTCAGCCAATGCGTCGATATCGTCAGCGTCAAAGCCTGAGAAATAGTCAGAGGGGTCGAACCCGTCGAATATCTCCAGATTGACGCGCCACGTAGCGTAATTAGTCCATCCGTTGTAACGGTTGTCGGTGTCGTTGATTGTGTAACCCATGTGCATATCTCCTAGTTTGTTGGTCTCATCAGTAGCAGCGTAACTGCTAGACGCCTCTCGGCGTTTCGACCTCTCTAGGAATTGGCAGACTTAACAGAACACGGATAGAGCGCACCATTTGACCATTCCGAGTAATGCTCACCGTATCGGTAGCCCATGCGTCTGATGCGATTACGGATTGCACGAGCGTAGACGTTGGAACGTTGGTGCTGCTCGTCCGTCATTAGGCGTGACGGGCTTGTGGCATGGTTATAAGCAGCGCAAAGGCCATAAATGGTGCGACCTGCTGACCATAGTTTGCCGTCTGGTTTGTATTGTGCGTAAGGCTTCATTGTTAGATTTTCCGAGTAATTATTAGTTAGGCGGCGACAGATTGCAGGGAGTCGCGCAAACGAATGACGGCAGACTTGCCCTGCCAGACCGCATCAGATAGCAAGTCATTAGCGACTTCGGAAAGATAAGCGTTATTGCCTGAAGGATAGTTGCAGTCGATACCCCAAAGGCTTGCGGCATGGTCTACCAATAACGTCTCACCCGCATAAACCGACAGCACCACGCCAACGTAGCACCAGTCTCCATCCTTCCATGCGCGGATGTCTGACTCGGTATAGCATTCAAAGTCCTCAGGATGCGTATCCGTGTCTTCGTAGATAGTGGCAACGATAGTGAGTCCATCGACTTCGACGGTACGGGTGTCGTTGTGGCATACGAAACTGTCGAAAGGCTTGAAAGATTGCATTTTTAGGTTCTCCTAGTAGTTATTAATTAGGCGACTTTGGCGATAGCGTTAAAGGCTTTCCAATAGGTCAGGGCAGAGCGGTAGTCGTCACACCTCACCTTGTCGTGTACGTCGCCACGAGCGTTGCGAACGATGACGCACCACAGCGAGCCTGTCTTTTCCATGTAGGTAGACCAATCGTTGCTGTAAACCTTTGCTTTAGGTTGCATTGTTTTATTCTCCGAAAGTTAGTTGCGGACGTAGTCGATCAAAGCAGCGATACCGGCAACGGTTATGCCACCGGCTCCGAGTGTAAAGGAATCTATGACAATGGCAACACAAGCGAGAGTGAAGCCTACGAACACGACAGAGTTTAAGAAGTGAGTCATTGCTAGATGCTCCGTGTTAGTTGGTCTCGTCAGTAGCGGCATTACCGCTAGACTGCCTCTCGGCAGTTTCGACCTATTAAGAGATAAGTTTTCCAGACTGACCACGAGTTAGCGGATGCGTGATAATTAGCGACGGAGTGAAGTCAGGCGGAAACAATAAAACCTTGGCACATTCTGTCCAATGCTTCGATCCGTCTACCGGAGTCTCTGGTGCGAATATCCATCCGCCTGTGCCGTTGGTGTAGCGATACTCCATGGCCTGATCAACGGTATTAAAGAATGAAATGCTGAACATAGTTAGTTGCTCCGTGTGTTTTGTCTGTCAACAATTGCATTACACCTTGTTGTGTCGATGCTGTCAACACATGTTACATACACAAAACGCTAGGTATCTGTTGCGTCAGTAAGCGTAGTAGCACTATTCAGAAGTTAGCGTAAAAGTTACTAACACCTAAACTATTGAAAAGCATGGGGAAAAACGTATTGTTAGTAAAAAAGATAGAGAGAAGTGAAGTTGCAAAAAAAGTTAGTACAGTAAAAGTATAGGGAAAGAATACTTACTAACTTACTAACATTGATCGTAAATGCCTATTTTTATAGGACTTTAGCGTTAGTAGTCGAAATGACTACAGAGCCTCCCGTAGTCACTACGGATTGCTGACACCTGATCGTGTTGCATCCACGCAACACTAACTGTTGCATCCACGCCACAACGCAACGTGTTGCACTCACGCAACATCTACGTATTGCAAACGATTCTCTTACGCATGATGAGAATTATTAGCGTTTAGGGTTGTGGTACACGCACAACAGGGTGTTGTGGCAAAACAACAGGGGGGGTGGGGCATGGCGTTGACCGGTCACGATTACGATGCCCTCACAAAAACTTTTTTATTTTTATAAAACTTTTTTCGCTTTCCTTTACTTACCATCTGCACAAATAAACCTTTTACCGTTATCCTTTATTAGCAACGTCTGACCAGATGCGCTGGTAGCGACTGAGAGGTAACTGAAGCAGCCCGCAAGGGATGCACCATCTAAGGCACTAAACGTCATATCTCCCGTGACGCTTCCGCCTCGGCACACAGGCTCCACGGTTGCCTCCCGACAGGGTGGCTTGTTTGGCGTCAGCCAAATTAGTTGGAGATCGCGGCCTCCCGGCAGGATCACCCTGCACGTTGCTATTACCGTCTGCGACTTCTGCGCCTTTCTCCTATAGGTACCGTATACACACACGCACGCGTATACGGGGGGACTAGGGTAAAGTCGCAAAAGGCGCACACGCTCCCCTTCCTTCCCTGCCAAACCTTCTGTTACAGTCCGCTTATGTCGATACGTATGTCGGAGTTGGAGTGGGCAGAGTTTGCTGCCAAGGCTTTGGTGTGCCGCTCCTGCTTCTGGGCTGCTCAAGTGACGAAGTTAGCCGAGAAGGTCTGGTGTGCCCACGCCACGCACCACGGATGGATGCTTGACGTTCCTGCCTGTTCTGGCAAAGAGTTCCGATATGAACCTTGTAACAGAAAGTTTTAAGTCCATTCCTTTTAAGCCTCGGGAACTAAAGGCTTCGCAAGAGGTTCTGGATAAGATTTACGAGGCTGCCAAACTGGGGCTAAAGGGTGACGCCTTGGCCTTTGCGGCTGGGTTGCTGCCTGTCGAGTACCGTAGACTCTGCCAATTAGATAACGCGGCTGCCATAGCCGAGGGGAAAGGGCGTGCCGACTCTGAAGTTGAGGCGGCGGTACAGTTGCGCACAGCGGCGACGAAAGGCGACAGCAAAGCCGCCCTTGCCCTGCTTACCCACCTTCACGGATGGGTCGCCAAGCAGCAAGTCCAAGTCGATATTAAGTCGCAAATCAGTATTGTCGCCGCGCTGCAAGAGGCAGAATCTCGCGTCTTGGCAGGCCGCATATATGAGGCTGTACCGGATCAATTAACGCATGAGCCTGCCCAAACCCTGACTCTGAAGGACGAACGTGCAACAGCCGATCTATAGCCCCGAAGAAGAAGAGTTGCTGATGAGCAAACTCTGGTCGCCCGTGATTAAGGACGACCCAGAGGCTTTCGTGCTACTCGCTTTCCCTTGGGGCCAGAAAGGCACCCCGCTTGAACACTTCCGAGGTCCGCGTAAGTGGCAGCGTGACATACTTCGAGATATTGCAGCACATGTTGCGAAGAATAAGACCGCAACCTCCTACGAAGTCCTGCGTATGGCAACGGCTTCCGGTCGCGGTATCGGTAAGTCTGCGCTGGTGTCCTGGCTGATCTTGTGGATGTTGAGTACCCGCATAGGCTCAACGACCATTGTGTCGGCTAACTCGGAAGCGCAGTTGCGCTCGATTACATGGGCAGAAATCACTAAGTGGGCAGCGCTCCTGATCAACTCGCATTGGTTTGAGATTAGCGCCACCCGCGTCATGCCTGCTAAATGGCTTGCCGAACTGGTTGAACGTGACCTTAAAAAAGGTACGCGTTACTGGTCCGTTGAGGGTCGGTTGTGGTCCGAAGAGAACCCCGACTCGTATGCCGGTGTCCACAACTTTGACGGCGTGATGGTCATTTTCGACGAAGCCAGCGGTATCCCGGACCCCATCTGGTCGGTGACGGCAGGCTTCTTTACGGAGAACACTCCGCATCGTTTCTGGATGTCTTTTAGCAACCCCCGTCGTAACGAGGGCTACTTCTTCGAGGCGTTCCATTCTAAACGTGCGTTCTGGAACACCCGCAACATTGACGCTCGCACCGTTGAAGAAACCGATAAGTCGGTGTATCAGCAGATCATCGACGAATATGGCATTGACTCACCTCAAGCCAAGGTGGAAGTCTATGGAGAGTTTCCGTCAGAAGGTGACGACCAATTTATTCCGCCTAGCCTTGTTGATGGCGCAATGTCTCGTAATCGGTATAAGGACGAAACAGCGCCACGAGTTATCGGCGTCGATCCTGCGCGAAGTGGAGCAGACTCGACGGTTATCGCAGTCCGCCAAGGACGCGACATCATCGCCATCAAGCGCTACAAAGGCGAAGACACGATGGAGATTGTGGGACGCGTAATTGACGCCATTGAAGAATACCAACCCGCACTCGTCGTCCTTGACGAAGGCGGTCTCGGTTACGGCATCCTTGATCGTTTGAAAGAGCAGCGTTATAAGGTGGTGCGTGGCGTCAACTTTGGATGGAAGTCCAAGACCCCGGCTATGTGGCAAAACAAACGTGCAGAGTTGTGGGGCGAAATGAAAACGTGGCTGAAAGACGCCGCGTTGCCTAATGATCGGCAACTAAAAGCCGACCTCACAGGTCCAAAGCAAAAGATCAATTCTTCTGGCGCTATTCTGCTGGAATCTAAAAAGGACATGAAGTCACGCGGCCTTGCCTCGCCTGACGCTGCCGATGCGATTGCTGTGACCTTTGCGTATCCAGTCGCGCACCGCGAATACCGCGAGCGTCCCCGCACGATTACTACGAGCCGCGAGGGCGGCATGATCAACACTTGGATGGGTGCCTAATGGCTAAGAAGTCCGTCAGCCTCTCAATTAAGAGAGGAGAAAAATTGCCGGTGTCAAGAGGGGCTGGATTGACCGCCAAAGGTCGCGCTCGGTACAATCGGGCGACAGGTTCTAAATTGAAACCGCCCGCACCTAACCCTAAAACGGAAAAGGATGCTGCTCGTAAACGATCTTTCTGCAAACGTATGGGCGCAGTAGCCCGCAACGCCAAAAACGGCGAGCGTGCCAAGGCATCCTTGAAACGATGGAAGTGCTGAAATGGCTGCAAAAAAGGGTCTATATGCGAACATTCATGCTAAACGCGCTCGAATCGCTGCGGGATCGGGCGAGAAAATGCGTAAACCGGGTTCTAAAGGCGCTCCAACGGCTGCCGCTTTCCGAAAATCTGCCCGAACCGCCAAAAAGCCCGCCAAATCCTCCAAAAAAGGTTAAAAAACATGTACGGAAAGAAAAACCCCGGACCAATCGGCGTGTCTCCCGGCGCAACAGTCGGTGACATGATCCAAAACAGCCGGATGCAGAAGCCCCGGATGCCTGCTCCGCGTATGCCGAAGCGCGTAAACGAGGAAATGATCCGCACTACGGTTGATTTCCGACCGACCCCGATGGTAAAGCGGGGTATGCGCTAATGCCGCTAGTTAAGTCTGCGTCTAAGGGCGCTTTTCGCAAAAACATCCGAGCCGAAGTGAAGGCAGGCAAGCCCGTAAAGCAAGCCCTTGCCATCGCGTATTCGGTCAAGCGCCGCGCTGCGGCCAAGGGTAAGAAGGGCAAGTAATGGCTAAAGACCCGACAGGGATAAAGGGCGCGGCTTACGTGGCTAATACGCCCGAAAGCCGTCGTGGGCGCGATAAGGCAGACATTCTGTCTCAAGCGCGTACCCGGATGCAGTTGTCCCTGACGGCTTATAGCGAGTCTCGGGACAGCGAACTAGACGACCTGCGCTTTATGGCAGGTTCGCCGGATAACCGCTGGCAGTGGCCTCAAGAGGTGCTGGCAACCCGTGGTGCCGTGCAGGGTCAGACGATTAACGCTCGTCCCTGCTTGACCATCAACAAGTTGCCCCAGCATGTGCGCCAGGTCACTAACGACCAGCGCCAGAATCGCCCTGCGGGTAAAGTCATCCCGGTTGATGACAAGGCGGACATTGAAGTTGCCGAGGTGTTTGACGGTATCGTCCGGCACATCGAGTACATCTCCGACGCTGATGTCGCTTATGACACCGCCTGTGAGAATCAGGTGACGTATGGCGAAGGCTATATCCGCATTTTGACCGAGTATTGCGACCCAGATTCGTTTGACCAAGACATCCGTATCGCTCGCGTTCGTAACTCGTTCTCGGTATATATGGACCCGCACATCCAAGACCCGTGCGGAGCCGATGCAGAATGGTGTTTCATAACCGAGGACATGCCCCGTGAGGAGTTTGAGCGTCATTTTCCTGACGCCGAGCCAATCTCGTCGATCCAGAGCCGTGGTATTGGTGACGAGAATTTGGCGCAGTGGATTACCGACGATTCAGTACGGATTGCGGAATACTTCTACGCTTACTACGAAAAAGCGAAGTTAAACCTTTATCCAGGCGGCGCTACCGCCTACGCTGGCTCACCTGAAGCCGCGCAGATGGAGGCGATGGGCCTCGCTCCGATCCGCAGCCGTGACGTAGACATCCGCAAGATCAAGTGGATGAAGATTAACGGCTACGAGGTGCTGGAAGAGCAGGACTGGCCGGGTAAGTCTATTCCGGTTGTCCGCGTAGTCGGCAACGAGTTTGAGGTTGAAGGCCGTATCTACATCAGCGGCCTCGTGCGTAACGCTAAAGACGCGCAGCGCATGTACAACTACTGGGTATCCCAAGAGGCGGAAATGCTCGCCTTGGCCCCCAAAGCGCCGTTTATCGGCTACGGTGGGCAGTTTGAGGGATACGAGCATCAGTGGAAGACCGCCAACACCCAAAACTGGCCGTATTTGGAGGTCAATCCTGACGTTACGGACGGCGCTGGCAACATGCTGCCGCTGCCGCAACGTGCCGCTCCGCCCCTTGCTCAAACCGGGCTGATTCAGGCTAAGATGGGCGCGTCGGACGACATCAAGTCTACGACGGGCTACTATGACTCTAGCCTTGGCGCCACGTCTAACGAGCGCTCGGGTCGGGCCATATTGGCGCGTGAACGTCAGGGCGATACGGGGTCATATCACTACGTCGATAACCTTGCCCGCGCTATCCGCTACGTCACGCGTCAACTCGTTGACTTGATTCCGAAGATTTACGATACCCAGCGTATCGCTCGGATCATCGGCATTGACGGGGAAACCTCGACGGTGCGGATTGACCCGATGCAGCAAGAGCCTGTCCGTAAGATCATGGATCAGGCTGGCGTTGTTATTGAGAAAATCTACAACCCGTCCGTAGGTAAGTACGACGTTGCCGTTACGACCGGCCCGTCCTACATGACCAAGCGCCAAGAGGCGATGGACGCGATGTCGCAGATTCTTCAAGCCAACCCGAACCTTTGGGGCGTGGCAGGCGATCTGTTCGTCAAGAACATGGATTGGCCGGGGGCGCAGGAAATCGCCAAGCGCCTTGCTAAGACCATTGATCCGAAACTGCTGTCTGACCCGGATGAAGACCCAGCGCTTCAGGCTGCTAACCAGCAAATTGAGGCTATGGGCGCTGAAATGGATCAGATGTTCCAGATGCTCCAGAACGTCTCGCGCTCGATGGAAGCGACGGAACTGCGGATTAAGGAGCAGGAAGCGCAGATTAAGGCGTATGACGCTGAAACTAAGCGTATTAGCGCTGTGCAGTCCGGCCTGAACGAAGATCAAATTCAAGACATTATTATGGGTACTCTTGCCGGAATGATGACTACCGGTGATTTGGTTGGTACTATGGAACCTCGCGTTTCGCCCATGGAACTCGACAATAGTCAAGTACCGCCACAATGACCCAAGATGAAATAAAACAAGTTTTTACGTACAAAGACGGTGTTTTGTACTGGAACTGCCGTCCGGGTAACAACCAAGACAAGGTTGGCAAACCGGCTGGCAGTTTTAACAAAGCACTGAATCGAGTGAAAATTCAATACAAAGGAAAGATTTACGGCGCACACCAGTTAATCTTTTTTATGTTTTACGGCTATATGCCTCAAGTTATTGACCATATTGACCGTAACACGCAAAACAATCGTATTGAGAATCTGCGGGAAGCCACGTTTTCTGGTAACGCGCAAAACGCTCGGGTCAGAAAAGACAATAAGTCTGGTGTTAAAAATGTTTGCTGGCATAAGCGCCTTGGTAAGTGGGGCGTTTCTGTTTCTAAAAACAGGAAAATCCAGCATTTTGGCTATTACGACAACCTTGAGTTGGCTGAACTTGTTGCACTTGAGGCAAAAGCCAAATTGCACGGAAAGTTCGCTTATTTGGAGTACGCAGCATGAAACCGGCTGACTTCGTAGGCATGTTGTTCCTAGCGCGGGATGTGACCCATTCCGTGCATCTGAACACCCGTTCGTACGCCAAGCACAAGGCGCTCGGTAAGTTTTACGAGAGCGTGATCGGGCTGGCTGACGACTTTGCGGAAGCCTATCAGGGTCGGCACGGGCTGATTGGCCCGATTTCGTTAATGTCGGCAAAAAAGACCAGCAATGTGGTGGAGTTTTTGCAGGATCAGTTAGCCGAGATTGAGGCTAACCGTTACAAGTTCTGTGACGAAAACGAAACGGCTATTCAGAACATTATTGACGAAATCGTCGCGCTGTATCTTTCTACCTTGTACCGGCTCAGATTTTTAGCGTGAGGTCACGATAGTGGAACTTCTTAACCCCCTTGTTCAATACCCGTCATACAACGCCGCGTACACTGGTACCGCAGGCTCGACGACGGCGTGGAACCCCGGCCCCGAGGGCGTGGTGGTGTGGTCAACGACGGCGGCGTATATCCGCGTGGGTGAAGGCGTAACGGCCACCACGGCGGACACCCCGATTCCGGCCAACACCCCGATCCCGTTTGTCGTTCCGCCGGGTACTGGCGCTCCGTGGCGCGTGTCGGCTATTCAAGTCGGCTCTGCTGGCACGGTGTACGCCAAGCCGATTAACCAGAACTAAGATGGCGCGGTACTACGGCGTCCCGCTGCGTAATGCTGTCAGTATTGGACTGGGCGGCATTATTGCGTTAGCGACGGCTGAAGCCACCCCGCTACCAGGGCCGCCGTGGCAAGTCGCATCCAGCGCGGGCGTTGTTTATAACTGCGACACCATTGTGCTTGACAGTGCCGGTACTGCGTTTGTTTGCGTTGATAGCGTAAAAGACAGCGCTGGAACCGAATACTTCCCGATTTGAGGTAACTAAACATGGCCGCTTTTGAAGTCCTTTCGTTAGACCCAGCCGTCCCGCAGATTCGCGCTCCGGGCGCTGGTGACACATATTCCGTCCCGCGTGAGATGGCGATTTCCGTCAACTCGGCTACCGACGCCCTGCGTATCACGCAGACCGGCGCAGGCCTTGCTTTGCGCGTTGAGGACGAGGCTAATCCAGACGCTACTCCGTTTGTGGTTACTGCTGACGGCAGCGTAGGAATCGGGACGAGTTCGCCTAGTTATCGGCTGTCAATTGAGCAATCTGCTAATGCGGTAATTGGCGAAAACATCCGCAACGTCAACACAGGCGCAGGCGCCTATGCTGGTCTTTATTTCGGCGGCGCGGCATCTGCGACGGATGTCTTTATTGGCGCTGTAGGCGATAGCAACACGGCGTTTGGTGGCGCACGCTCTGCTCTTTTCGGCACAAACACGACAACGCCGATTGCGTTCTATACGAACGGAACGGAAAAAATGCGCCTTACCTCTGCCGGCAACGTCGGTATCGGGACGACTACGCCAAACATTGGTTCGCTGACCGGAACCGTTTTAACAATTAATGGATCTGCTCAGTCCAATCTTGAAATGGCATCCGGGGGAACTAGCCGGTTTAGGATTGCGTCATCAAGCACTGATACGACCATTGAAACAAGGGTTTCGGCATCAATTGTATTTGGTACTAACTCAAGCGAGAAGATGCGCCTCACCTCTGCCGGAGACCTCGGCATCGGGACGAGTGCGCCGCAGGCGGTTTTAGACCTTGGATCGGGTTCAGTGGGACGAGCGCTTACTTGGAGCGGATCGGCAAGCACCAGATATGCGTCCATTTTCACGGCATTTAGTGCTGCCGACATTGTTTTAGGCTACGGATTCCACGGCAGTTCATCTGCTGATAGTTACCTGTCCTCTTGGACTGGCACCTTAGCCAACGCTGGTATCCGTGTTGGCACGGGAACGGTTCAGTTCTTTACCAATACCGCAACCGCACAAACAGCAGGAAACGCATTTACGCCAACCGAGCGTATGCGCCTCACCTCTGCCGGTGAACTGCTCGTCGGCGGGACGACAAGCCTAAACGCAGCGCAAGGATGGCTTGCTTTAGAAGCCGCTAACAATTCGGCCGGAATAAATATCTTCCGCAACGACACAACGGTTATAAGTGGAAACGTATTAGGCGACATTAGATTTGTCGGAAACGACACCACTTCTAACACGCCAACAATTCTTGCAAGAATGAACGCTGTCGCTTCTGGCACGCACGCTGCTGGCGACAACCCAACCGATCTTACTTTCGGCACCACTGCAACCGGCAGCGCAACTGTTACCGAGCGTATGCGCCTTGACTCCTCCGGCAACCTCGGCCTTGGCGTGACGCCGAGTGCGTGGAGCAGCGCATTTGGGCCTGTCATACAAGTAAAAGCAGCAACAGGCGGTGGCGCATTGACAGGAAGTAGCGCCGACAACTTCCGTATGTTTGCCAATACGTTCTATGACGGTGCTTACAAGCGCATAGACGCTGGATACGCCACTCAATACGAACAAGCGGCGGGTCAACACTCTTGGTATACCGCAGGAACATCCACCGCAAATTCGTCCATCACGTTCACGCAGGCGATGACGCTGGATGCGAGTGGGAATTTGCTGGTTGGGACGACTAGTTCTTCTGCAAGTGCAAACGCTGGCGCAAAAATTTTCCCCGGCGGCACGATGCGCTGCGTCAATGTAGACAGCACAAACTCAACCGAAAACTGGTCAATGTATTCAACCGGCGCAGCCAACTATAGGTTTTACGTCGGTTGGGGTGGCACGGTATACGCCACCAACACGACCATCAGTGCCATTTCCGACCAGCGATTTAAGGAAAACATTCAAGACTTGGATGTGGGCCTTGACGCTATCCTTGCATTGAAGCCGCGTAAGTTTGACTGGAAGGAAGGCAAGGGCAAGGACATTAAGGGCGACCGTGGCTTTATCGCACAGGAAATTGCTCAGGTATTTCCTGATTTGGTTGACGAGTGGAAAGACCCGGCACCGGAAGGCGAGGAGTCGTACAAGTCGGTGCGGCAGGATTTGATTCCCGTGCTGGTTAAGGCCATTCAAGAACTGAAGGCAGAACTAGACGCAACGAAGGCCAAAGTCGCCGCATTGGAGAGCAAATAAATGGCTACCGTCATCACATGGAACATCAGTCAACTGGACTGCGTACCGCAAGCCCCCGAAGGCGCTGACTACGTTGTTACCGCACATTGGTCGTGCAACGGCGTGAACGGCGACTACAGCGCAAGCGTCTATGCCACCTGTTCGTTTGCCGTCGTGCAGGGCGAGGCTTTCACGCCTTACGCTGACCTTACGCAAGAACAAGTGCTGGGCTGGTGCTGGGCTAACGGCGTGGACAAAGAGTCTGCCGAGGCTGCGGTAGAGCAGCAGATACAGAGCCAGATCAACCCGCCGATTGTTTCACCGCCGCTGCCGTGGTCGGTACAACCGTAACAACGCATATATCAACCATCACAAGGCATAACAGATGCTAGAAGCAAAGTTAGAGATGACGCTAGAAGAAGCCGTCGCTATCGTGAACTTGTTGGGGTCGCTCCCGACGAGTCAGGGCGGCTATCCGCTGTGGCAGAAGTTGAAGGCACAGGTTGAGGCGCAAATGCCGAAGCCGGAAGCCGAAGAAGCCAAGCAGTAAGCATTTAACGAAGGACGTAGCCCATGCAAAGCAAGAAAATCACTCAACTTCCGGCAGCATCATTACCGCTGACGGGCGCTGAGACTGTGCCGATGGTGCAGAACGGGACGACCGTTCAAGCCCCATCTAGCCAACTGCAAGCATCGGTCAACGTCCTGAGTTTCTTTACTGCCGATCAGGTCACGAAGATTCTGGCCGGTACGACCGACTTTGACTGCTCGTCGGGCATCCAATCTGCGATTGCCGCAAGCCGTCGCGTGTACATGCCGAAGGGTCTGTACAAGTGCAACGTCAACATCACAAGCCGCGTCATCATCCAAGGCGACGGGTCTACGTCAACCATCGTCAAGCCGTGGAACGATGCTACGGCCTCGATGACTTACAAGTACGCGGCGATGAGCAATCCGGCGCCGCTGGACTTCTGGACGTACCACAGCGAAATCCGCGATATTGGCTTTTACTCCAATGCCACTCGCACGGGCGTGGGCTTTGCCTTTTCGCAGACAACGCTGGCCTCACCGCCGATTAGCAACCACAGCAGCCCGCCTGCATTGACTGCGGCTGGCCCTGCCGATCAGTACGCCAACAACGTCAAGTTCTACGGCTGTCATTTCGTCAGTCTGGATAAGGGCGTGCTGTTCCCTGACGGCAACATCGGCAGCGAGTTCTACTCCTGCGGATTCAGCGACAACTACTACGGCGTCTACACCATCAACAACAAGTTTGGTGGCGACGGTATGCACGCCGGTAACAAGTATTTCTACGGCGGCATGTTCACGGACAACATCTGTGGCTTGTACGTCAACAACACGTCCAACTACGGTGCTATTAACTTCTACGGCACCATCTTTGAGTTGAACGTCATTGCGGGTTACATCTACAACGACAACCCGACCGGCCAGATTGGCTGGCAGGTTTGCCCGCTCAAGTTTGACGGCTGCTGGTTTGAGTTCAACGGTGCGACCTATGGCCCGCACCCATCGACCGTGGCGCTTGATGCGTGGTCAGGCTCAACGCGCACCGCTCAGACGGTTGCCAAGCGTTCGTGGGTCATCGCGGGACAGCGCAACGTCATCAACTTTGACAACTGCGGCGTGGTGGCGGACATTAACTTGGCCGCGACCAACTCTCGCGTCATTCTGAACGAGTGCGTGGCGGAGGCTGAAGTCGCCTACATTGGCGGCAGTTGCACGGTTGATCCGACCTCGCAACTTGTCAACCAGTCACCGGCTACCGAAGGCGGCACGATCCGCAACGACGGCTGCATCACCTCGGGTTACGTCAAACTCGGGCAACCCGATATTGACCTGACCGGCACGTTTGTACCGGCTACGCCCAAGTCTCGATGGTGGCTGACGGAAGCCCGTAACGGCATCCAGCCCGACATGGGTAGCCTGGTAGCCTCCGAATCGTTTGTCACGCCGTACACGCTCAAGGACGGTTCTGGCGCATTGACTCTTGCAGGAACGGTCGTTAGCGACGGTCGCCTCTTCAAGCAGTGCAACGAGTTTACGGATGCCTCGTTCACGACGGGCGAGTATTGGGGCATGTTGGATACCAGTTTCGGCACGACGGCTGGCTGGTATGCGTTCACGGTGGACGTGAAGGTTACGGTTTGCGCCGACCTTAACTTCCTCAACTTCTTTGTGTGGAACCAGAACCAAACCGGGGAACTGGCAACACTTGTGTACGAGGCGCGTATTCCGGCACTTAACAAGTGGTACACGCTTGCTGGCTACGCCTATCTCCCGTCGCCCCTTGCTATCAAAAACATGTATTTTGATATCCAAGGCCCGACTGCTGGCGGTACGGCTACCACTTGGCGCCTCTCGGCGTTCCAAGCGCACCGCTTTGACTCAATGGCCGATGCCATTAACTTCCTGTCAAACGGCGCGTACTCGCACAGCGGTATCGCCCTGACTGGCACGGCAGATCGTATTGTTGGCGACTTCTCCAACGCCACGGTGCCTAGCCGCACCATGTTCCAGACTAGTACAACTAATGGTGCAAGTCGGCTGGGCGTAATTCCGAACGGCACGGGCAACACAAGTTCGTATTCGCTTTTTAACAACAGTACTGCGCTCAACTGCGGCACGATGAGTATGACGCTGACCAATTCGTTGGCGTCGCTTACAAGCGGTATTACTGGCTCCGGCTCGTATGTTCCGCTTGACATCAACGTCGGCGGTT